TCATGTTGTTATCCTTGGGGCTTTCGCCCCTATTGGTGGGTTAGCTTTAACAACCTAAGCGACGGCAAACAAAACCACCGCGCCTTCCTACTTTTAACCGGTAATCTGGAAAGTCTGGGTAGCCCAACGTTTCCTCGTCGCCGTCGGCCTCGCCTAAGTAAATGTGGCCCACTGGCAGCGGTTCCCCCCACTGGCTTATATTCCAGTGTTCTTTAAGGTCTGCCATTGCCGCAGATAGCGACGGGTAGTTGGTGGCCTTTACTGGGTAAGGGCTTGAGTATCCTTCTGTAAAGTATCCGTATACTTTCATGTTGTTATCCTTGGGGCTTTCGCCCCTATTGGTGGGTTAGATTGAGTCGATTGTTGCTTTAATGACCACGGCAGCAAACCAGATAATAAATATCCATGCGCCGAGGTGGCCAGTCTTTATCGCTTTTAAAAGCTTCATTTGTTTGACTCTTTACGCTCTTCACGTAAATCATATACTTCTCTTTCTATTACATTTACTTCTGTTCTGCACTGGCCACACATTATGGGGACGTTCAGAAATGAGCTGTAATGCAGTTCTTCATTGGTTCCACACAGCTCACACACCTCGCCGTCCCAGTCGTAATAGGTTTCAGTATTCATACATTTCCCCTCTGACTATCGCTAAACGTCTGTTCCTTATCCAACCTAAGCGCGTTTATTTCCGTGGCCATAGTGTTATACAACACCATTAGGCCGGTTATCATTGCGCACTTATCAGCGTCTCCCATACTGTGGGCAATGCTCATGCCGTAGCTGGTGGCGTCGTCGATGCTTTCGCGTGTTGCGAATACTGGAATCGTTTTGATTAGTTGGGTATTCATGGGTACTTCTCCTTTGGTGGGTATTGTTTAGCTGACATAGTCAGCAGGTAGAATTAATGTTTATTAAATCCTATGCGTTTTTTAGATTCCCAGCACAAAGCACAAGTGCCACACGTCGCGGTGTCTTGTGTCTGCTGTGGGCAAGCAATATCAAAGTCTTCGTTGTTTGTTGCATCTATAAATACATTAGCGCTGTTGGTTATGTCTGGGCGATCACTGGCCCGTATAACGCAGCGTTTGGAGTTCATAGAGAAAACGATCAACCCAATGGGACTGCCTGTTGGGACGTGGGTATATCCCCAGACATGCAAAGCAGGGTATTTAATCAACGCAAGCCGCCAAAACTCGGCGTAGTCTTCGCTATAAAAGTCGCCTAAAATATGTAACCGCACAAGAAAACCGGTAGGGTATCGGGCGTTATAACCCGCTAATTCTAAATCAAGAACAGTTAAAAACGTGGGGTCGGTGTGGTCTATCCTATGCGCCCATGGCATATTATTACCGTAGCAATCGTTCCACTGTTCACAAGATAGGTAGCAGGTTTTACGCTCTTCTAGTGTTAGCGATACAATAGGCATTCCGCGCCAATGGCCCTTAGATACATGGCCTCCAATTTTAGCGTTGGCGCTTCCTGATTTTAATAAACTGCTGGACTGGTTAACCTGTTTAACTGCTTTAGGAAAACGGGTGCTTGGTCTGTGCCTGTCTGTTGCAATTAACATTTGCGGTCATCCTTATTGGTGGGTTAGTCTTTTGGCCCTTGTCCGGCCTTAATCCCTGTTGTTAACAGTGTGCAAGCGTTGGGTAATCACGGATGCCGTAGCCGTGTAACGCGTAATACTGGCGCTCGACGTGCTTGGTTTCAGTCGCGCTTAGTTCTTCGTAGATTTCATCCTGCTTATAAAATGCGGTTTCCTGTTTAGCGCGAATCTGATTTAACTTGCCGTCCAACTGGCCGCTATCATTCTGGCCGTCTAAGTAGTCCCCTTGGTCAACCAGCTCGTGATATTTGCGGTCAAACTTGTACATCTTATTAACTAGGGCTTGGTTCTTTGGGTACTTGGCGTTGATGATGTTTGTCATGGGTAAAACTCCTTGGTAATTAGTGAGCCTAGCTATCGCAGGCTTATGTCTATTTTACCGTAGAGAACCTACGCAATGCAAGCGCTTTATATATTAGATATTTAATAAACTGCCAAAGTGGCAGTGCTACTGGGCTTTAAGCGTGTTTTAATCTGTTCAAATACCAAATTAACCACTCAACCCGCTTCGGCGGGTTTTGTCGTTTTAGGAGGGCCGCTTTTAAAGCCGTCACTAGCAATATGGGACAACTAAATAACCAGCAATGGGAGAAGGCCGCACAAGTCTTCGTTGAGACTGGGAACAAAACCGAGGCCTTTAGGCAAGCCGGATATAGTACAAATTCATCAGAGATGGTCATCACCAGCAACGTGCAGAGACTGTTTAGGCGTGAATCTGTATTGAATCGGGTCGCAGAACTCCAAGCACTGGCCGCAGAGCGTAATGCTGTAACCATCGATAGCCTAACCGCAGACCTCAGAGAAGATCGGGCATTGGCTTACTCTGTAAAGAACCCAAGCGCAGCAGTCGCCGCCGTTATGGGCATGGCTAAGTTGCACGGATTTGATAAGCAAATAATATCAGCCGACCCAATCAATCCACCCAGCTTGATAAATATTGCAATCATTGACAGCACAACAGCAAAGCGTATCAATGGTTAAACCTATACAAAACAACAGCTTAGACTTAACATTATCTAAACCCTTTGAGCCTTTGCTCAATCCGTGCCGGTATAAAATCGTTTATGGTGGCAGGGGATCGGGCAAAAGTTACAGCATAGCTATGCTTTTGGTATTAGCTGCCTATAAAGAACCACTTCGCATTCTTTGCGCTCGTGAGATACAGAAAAGTATTACTGACTCAGTACACCAGCTCTTGGTTGATACCATTGACCGACTGGGCTTGTTGTCACACTTTGAAGTACAGAAGACACAGATACTAGGCAAGAACGGGTCAAGGTTCTTGTTTGAGGGCTTACGGTCCAACATATCCAAGGTTAAGTCGATGGAGGGCATTGATAGAGTCTGGGTAGAAGAGGCCGAGAGCGTAACCAATGCGAGTTGGGACACGCTTATACCAACCATAAGAAAGGATAACTCTGAAATATGGGTTTCCTTTAACCCATTAGATGAAATGGACGCCACATATCAGCGGTTTGTTGTAGAGCCGCCACCTGGTGCATTCGTGGTGAAGGTTAATTACGATCAGAATCCATGGTTTCCTGAAACGCTAGAGGCTGAACGATTACACCTTAAAGATAAGAACCAGGCGCTATATGCTCACATCTGGGAAGGTGACTGCTACGCGAATAAAGACGGTGCCTATTATGCAGATCACATCATTGATAAGCAGATCAGCACCATACCAGTAGACCGAGCATTGCCAGTCAATACAGCTTGGGACCTTGGGGTAGCAGATGCGACCGCGATATGGCTATTCCAAGTTCAGGGAACGTCGGTCCGGTTTGTAAGCTATTACGAGTCGAGCGGTGAAGGTATACAGCACTACCTTGATGAGCTAGCAGCATACAAGCAAGAGCATGGCATCCATTGGGGCTATCACATCGCACCCCATGACATACGGGTTAGGGAATGGTCAACAGGTCAGAGCAGGCAGGAGATGGCTGCAAACTTGGGTATTAACTTCGATATAGCACCAAGCTTGCCGATTATCGACGGTATAGAGTCAGTCAGACGCCTACTAGGATCTGCATGGTTCGACGAAGAGAACTGCAAAGCTGGTATCAGATCATTACGCAACTACCGCAAAGAGTGGGATGACAAGCGCCAAGCGTACAAGACTAAGCCACTACACGACTGGACAAGCCATTGTGCAGATGCAATGAGGTATTGCGCTGTATCGGCTGATACATGGGAATCACAACCTGTAGCAGCATTACAAACAACACGAATGAGACTGGCAGCATACGTTGCCGGTGATTCATCAATAGGTTATTAGATGCAAGAATCAAACGAGTTCGACCAATACTACGAAGAGCAAGATGCCTCTGAACAAGAGGCACAAGCTGAGCGTGATATGGGTGAACGCTTAAAGGTATTTGGTACACGTCTAAGGGCCAAAGCCGATGACCAAGTAAAGCGACGATTCAGCATTGAAGAGCGTTGGTTGGATGATCTACGCCAGTTCAACGGACAGTACGACAAGACCACAGCAGCCACACTGGCAGCTAGTGGGGGCAGTAAACTGTTCGTCAACATCACTCGCAATAAGGTGAACGCAGCAGAAGCACGACTAATCGACATCCTATTCCCAACAGACGACCGCAATTGGGGTATACAGCCAACACCCGTCCCGTATCTAACCAAGTTAGCCAAAGACCAAGAGCCAGTCAATAACGAAGATGGTAGCCCATTCGTCACTGAGAAGGGCGTACAGGTACAGAATAGAGACGTAGCTCAAAGCGTTATGGAAGAGGCTAGAGAACGATCTACTGCGATGCAGGATGAGATCGACGACCAGCTAACAGAGACCAGTTATAACTCTGTAAACCGAGATATGGTCCACGATGCAGTGCTATATGGTACTGGCATCCTCAAAGGACCCGTCATCCTTGGTAAGACACGACAGAAGTGGTCAGAAGTAGCAGATGAGCAAGGCCAAGTGGCACAAGTCATGGAAGTGATCGACGACTTAAAGCCCGGTGCAGAGCGTGTAGACCCATGGGACTTCTTCCCAGACATGCATGCACGAAAGATAGACGATGCAGAGTTCATCTTCCAACGCCACTACATGAGCAAGAAAGCGCTTAGAGAGCTAGCAGACAAGCCGGGATTCCTCCGTAGCCAGATTGCAGAAGTATTAAGACAAGACACAGACAACACCCAGACTGCTACGCACTTACAAGAGATGCAAGCCATGTCAGGTATAACCTCACTCGACAATGGTCGTTTTGAGGTGTGGGAATATCACGGCCCAGTAGAGAAAGAAGACCTTATCGCCTGTGGTTGTGACGTTGATGAAGACGATGTGTTCAGCGATTACAGTGGCGTGGTCTGGTTCAGTGAAGGCCATGTGCTTAAAGCTGTCATCAACCCAGCAGACACGGGCGAAATGCCATACAGCGTGTTCAATTGGGAGAAGGATGACACGACGCTATTCGGTGTAGGCATCCCGTATTTGATGCGCTCAAGCCAGAAGGTATTGAACGCGACATGGCGCATGCTCATGGACAATGCGGGGCTATCAGTAGGCCCACAGACAGTCATCAACAGCCACGTAGTGCGTCCAGCAGATGGTAACTGGCGTCTTACACCTCATAAGATATGGGAGCTTACAGAGAAGAATGGCAACGTGAACAACGTGTTCGGATCGTTTGAGATCAACAGTCACATGACTGAGCTAATCTCCTTGTTCGAGTACGCACGAAAGATTGCCGATGAAGAGACAGCACTACCCCAGATCGCTCAAGGCGAACAGGGGTCAGCAACAGACACAGCCAGTGGCATGTCGATGCTAATGAACAGTGCGAACACGATGCTTCGACGTGTCGTGAAGAACTACGACGACGACATCACTCGCCCATTCATCAAACGGATGTACGACTGGAACATGCAGTTTGGCGAGAAAGAAGCGATAAAGGGTGACTTCAGCGTTGACGCTCGTGGCACAAGCAGTCTCTTGGTAAAAGAGCAGCAAGCAGCGAACTTAATGGCGCTAATGAACATCGCCGCATCACCATTGCTTGAACCTTTAACAAACACCGCAGAGCTATACCGCAAAGTGGTGTCATCCATGCAGATAGAAGCCGATGAGATCGTTAAGACGAGCGAAGAGATCGAGCTTGAAACGCAGAAGCTAGAGCAGCAGATGCAGGCTCAGCAAGAGATGATGATGCAAGCCTCGCAGCAGCAAGCACAGGGAGCGCCTACCGGCGACCCACTGGCCCAGCAGAAGCTAGCGTTAGAAGCACAGAAGATGCAGATGGACGCACAGATCAAAGGCGCACAGATCCAAGCACAAGGCCAGAAGCTACAGATTGAACAACAGAAGATGGCGTCTGACCGAGAGCTTGAGCTGGCCAAGATGGCAGCAGAGAAGGGCATTAAGGTCAGCGAGATGCGCACTAAGCTAGGGATTGAGCAGATGAAGGTGCAGAGCAAGGATACGCTGTTCGAGAAAGAGCAAGCGTTGAAGATGCGCATGGGGAGTGGCATCTAATTGAACATCGATACGAAGTCCGCCGCATGGTTAGAGATAGCCGAGTGGGCCGATAAAGAGATTAAAACCTTGCATGAACTGCTTGAGGTGGCTCGGATGAGCCATGAGGACACGCAGTTTATCCGAGGTGAGTTAAGCAGTTTAAGAGCGTTACTAGCCATGCCAACGGCTTCGCCGTTGCACATCGCTAGTGGCAACTACGAGTAAACACAGAGCCGCTAATCATAGCCGCCAAGGGTGTAACCAATGGACAGTACCGAGATAGTAGACGACTTCGACTCAGCATTTGATGAGTTTGCTGATGAAGGTGTAGTTAGTAGCGCAGAGTTAGCGCCAGAAGAGATTACAGAAGAGACAGAGGTGGTAGCCGAAGAGGTTACAGAAGAAGCGCCCCCCGAACAAGACATCTGGGCAGAGGCCGACGAAGGGCTGAAGAGCGAGTACGACAAGCTCCGAGATAATAATGACAAGCTGTCCCACCAAGCGAAGAGCAACGCGGGACGGATTGGCGCCTTACAGCGCAAGTTAAACGAATTTCAAGCCTCTTCACCCGCCGGTGGTGTACAACCATCCGCGACCGAAGTGGCTGAAGCTATGAAGACCCCCGAAGCTTGGGCGTCTTTTAATGAAGAGTATCCTGACATTCACGACGCGATCGAGTCCCGTCTTGAGGTGGAAAGGAGCCAAAACCAAGAAACAATGAACCGAGCGCTTCAACCGTTAAGAGCAGCGGAAGAAGAGCGCCATGTTAACGGTCAGTACGCCGCCTTAGAGGCCGCACATACTGATTGGAAAGACGTGGTGAAGAGCGGGGCTTTCGTCGATTGGCTGCAACAACAACCTAACGCGATTCAACAGTTATCGAACAGCAATGACGCTTTTGAAGCCTCTAAGCTAATCGACTACTACAAGATGAGTCAGCCGAGGGAAGAAGCTGCAACAACTTCAACCGTCACAAGTATTCAGCAAAAGCGAGCTAAGCAGTTAGAAGACTCAACCGGAGTTAGATCGAAGCCAGGGCCAGGGGCCACTGGAGTTATACCACCGGATGATTTTGACGCTGCGTTTGAAATGTTTGCTGCTGATAATCGCTAGTTAAATTATTAGGAGGCCATCATGGCTAACACAGAATATGGTGATATTTCACCACGTACAGCAGCGTTTGCTGCTAAAGAAATGCTTAAACGAGGCATTCCATACTTAGTATTAGAGAAGTTCGGTCAGGCACGTCCATTGGCCAGCAAGTCTTCAAAAGTACAGAAGTTCCGTCGCTATTCCAGCTTGGCATTAGCCACTACTGCATTGACTGAAGGCGTAACGCCAACAGCTAAGCAGCTAGCCGCT